TCTGTAATTTCCCAAACGGGTACGTCAGTGTTTATATGTGTCATCTTCATATTGTTATTTAGTTAGTCTATCCCGTTGGGATATTGTTTGTTGAATTCTTCGTTGGTCCACATGTGTAGTTCTTTATATTTGCGGAAGTGTGGTATCTTAGCGTATGTAACATAATCTCTATCACAGTTACTACACCATTTTTCTATAGAGTGATGACATTCAGGTAGTTCAAACCCTTTGGGCAGTACTATCCCATTTAAATCCATACATTACTCTTTTTGTTTTTTCTTTTTGAGGTTAGCTACTGTGTTATGTAATACTTTTGTTTCAAGTTCTAAATCTACAATTCTCTTTGCTAGTAATGGGTATTGTGATAACCATTTATCTTCTTTGGATAAAATTTCTAAATGATATCTGTGAGCTACCCAAGCCATTAATCTATCAACATGCTTTTGGAACCAAACACCTACTTTAGTGTTCTTAAACCATGCATAGAAACTACTGCCTATAATGCTTGATAAGATTGCTTTTAATGTTAGTATGAATAACCAATGCATAACTACTCCTTAGGTACGCATTTATTTACACGTTTGCCTTTGTTCTTTCCAGTACCTTTTTGAGTACCATCTTTCTTATAACCGTCCCAGCAATCTTGTTCTTCAATTTCTTCTTCTTGTATAGGATCTAGTTGCCATTGGGATCTAAACTCGCCACCGTTTCTAGGTTGAGCTTTCATATTAATTAAAGAAGCTAACTGTCTAACTAAATCGTCATCATCGAATGCTTTATCACGTATTTTATCTACAATGTTTTTTATGATATCTGCTCTGGCGGCAACGTAAGTACCCTCATCCATATCACGACTATTATAATCATGCTTGTTGAACTCGGGTCCTTTCTTTTTAAGTTCTTTCTTCTTATCCCTATGTGTTACTGGTCTATTGAATTTTTCAATATTCTTTGCAACAGGATTACTGCCACCGTAAGGTTTTGGTCTCTGTGGGACGCCTCTACCTTCAGTTATAATATCACTTAGTTTCATTTTATACGCTCTCTAATCTAACCATTAGTCTTTCAGCACGGTTAGTTACTTGTTTGTGCCATCTACTATCTCTACCTTCGATGCCAGCTTGTTTCCAATCCTGTGCTTCTAAGGCTTTGCGAAAGTTATTAAACTTTCCTAATCTTGTTCTACCCATATTGAACATCATGTTTACTAGTACTTCTTGCACGACCCCAGGCCAATCTGTGAAGCCATCTCCATATAATGCAACGCATTCTGAGATGCTGGTGTCAAGATCTTTTTCAAAACATGCCTTTGTTCGTTCGTCGCTGACCGGTGTTCCGACATCTTGTCCAAATTCCGGATCAGATTCAAGGACCAAGTGTCCAACTCCGAAAGTTGGGTAGCCCAAATGGTCTTTATAAATCTCATTTACGACTCCTTCGTCGATTTTCAACTGTTCGAATACTGATTCTCTATCTAACTCAGTATCTTTTCCTATACCAAACATATTAGCTCCTATGTGTGTTTATTATTTGTATTTATCTGATTAAAGGAATTTAATCCAAAAAAAAGCACACCGTAGTGTGCTTCTTAATTTAAGTGATTAAAATTTCTATTTACACACTTCCGTTATCAGCTACTGAACCAAAGTCTTTAATGGTTAAGCTATCTGTTACAACTAGTACTGTTACAGTACATACTCCACTAGAAGCGGAACCTGTTGTTACTGAAGCAACAATATCTGTTGCTGAACTGTACCTAGCCATGTAGTTGCTTTGGAACTGAAAAGTTTCAGTCATATCTGCATCTCCGGCTGTGAATAACCTATCCGTGTCACCTGAATCTCCAACTATAAGTGCTGTACTATCTGTTGCACTTACCCATGGACTACCGATATCAACTGTTACACCATATACCATTGCTCCTGCCGGTATTTCGAATAAAGTAGTTGATCCGCTGTTAAATTGCACTTCTGTACTAACATACTGTGCAACAGCTTGGGTAGACGCATCAAATTGTCCTTTAGTAAGGAAAGCGGAAGCAACAGTGGCGTTGGCGCCTCGCACTTCAACTAATGTTGATCCATTGTTATCTGTGAACTTGAAATAGTCTTCTGTAGTGTCTGTGAGAATTTTTAATCCGCGTTTTCCAAATTGGACAAGATTGCCCAGTCCTTTTAACGAGAAATTATTTGTATCTGCCATTTCGTTACTCCAACGTATTTACATAATCGATTATGTAGAAGTCTGTAAACTTTCTACAATTGTATTTATGCTAGATGTCCGCTTTTCAAGAGATACTAGCAATAAATTTTTGTATTGTTTCGGCGTACAGTTTACACCCATCTTTGTTAGGATGACTGTCAGTACTTGATATTTGGAAGCCGTGATCGTCTGTAGTACTTAATACTTGTAATGGTAACCAATTATTGGCACTATTAAAACAACGTGACATAGTTTTATTAGAAAATTGCTTTTTTAGAGCTAGACTTCTATGCTCATTAAATACCGATTCACTATGTATGTCACCCCATATTACGGTAGCATTAGGATTAATTTTTTCGTAGCTCATTGCTCTCTTTACAGACTCAACAAATAAGTTGTCCATGCCAGTGTAACCATTCGCTTTAGTAGGTAATAAAAATCGTTGCATGAAATCCTTAGCAAGTGTAGATTGATTTTCCCTTAGGGAGTCTTCTAGTTCAAAGTCACTATCTAGCATACCGTTTAGACTAGTTATTTGTCCATCCTTACCAAAATATGGATAGCGAATATCAATAGTGAATCCAAATATTATTAACGGCTTTTTAAATGTACTTGTAGTTTGTAACGGTTGCAACGATATTTCTGTATTACTTGCGGCACCTCTAGATACATTAACAACTGGCACATTAAGTTCTTCTGCTAGAAAGACGGGCCAAGCATTCTGTGGCTCACGTTCAGTTGTAGTGCCATCGAAATTTGTGAAAAATTCACCCTTTCGTACAGGTCCGATAGTAAAACTATCACCACATGCAATTATTCCATCAAAATCCATTATTGTTCTTCCATAGCATTATTTAGTTGACAACCGGCATATAGTAGTGTATAATTAGAGCTTAATTAATTGATATGGTATTACTATATGTTTGACACATCTCAGAAGCGTATTGGATTTTGCTGTAAGTATATGGATCCTGATCAGGACCAGAAGCCTAAAGTACTTAAAGAAATACAATCTAACTTCACAGAACGCCAAACTACTATAACATGGCTCAACAGACAGACTAAGGCTGTTGCTGAAGAGCGTATGTTAGACATAGTTGAACATAATATGCAAAGTGCATATAATTTAGTAGACTATGTTAGCACACTTCCTGCAGAGCGTAGGATGGTGCGTTTAGGTAGTAACCAACTACCCGGAGCAACACAAGATGATTGGAAATATATGTGGAAAGATCCTACTAACGTTAAAATGTTGGAAGAAGGATTTGCTAAAGTTGGACAGTTGGCTAAAAGTCGTGACGTTCGTCTTTCTTTTCATCCCGGGCAGTTTTGTGTCCTTGCTAGTGATCGTCCAGATGTTGTTGAACGTTCTGTAGAAGAGTTCGAGTATCATGCAAACATGGCACGTTGGATGGGTTATGGACAAGAGTTCCAAGACTTTAAAATTAATGTGCATATCTCAGGTAGGAAAGGTTATCAAGGAATTATCGATATATTGCCTAGATTATCTGATGTTGCAAGAAACACTATAACTATCGAGAATGACGAAATGTGTCACGGACTTGATCAGTCATTGAAGTTAGAGAAGCATGTTGCATTAGTACTAGATGTGCATCATCACTGGATTAGAGATGAAGAATACATACAGCCTAACGATGATAGAGTTAAGCGAGTTATTGATAGTTGGCGTGGTGTACGTCCTGCTATGCATTATAGTTATAGTAGAGATCATGGATTAGCAATGGCGTTGGAAGAAGGTGAAGAAATTAATCACAATGGATTACAAAACTTACCCGCATTATTAGAAGCTGGTGCTAAGAAACAAAAACTTCGAGCACACAGTGACTATTACCCTAACGAAGAGGCTAATGCATGGGCGTTATCCTTTTGGGACAACTTCGACATACAATGCGAAGCTAAGGCTAAGAATTTAGCATCTGAGCAACTATACTTGCAAAGTATTAATGTATAACAAACATCGAGTCCGGACTCTGTTGTTGTTGACTGTTTGTGGAACAACTAGTTCCTTATCTATCTAGCACATCTTAATGAGAGGTGCAATATTGTACTTGTCAACTGGTTCATACAAACAGTTAATAATATTTACAATATTACCAATGAATAGACGAGTTATGGTGTGATTTGGTTAAATAATGGTAGTTAAACCATAGGAGTAATGAATTGACATACGTTGTAAAAGGTGAGTGCGTAGATTGTAAGCATACCGCCTGTGTCGCTGTTTGTCCAGTAGATTGTTTTTTTGAATTAGAGAACACTCTGGTAATAGACCCTGATATTTGTATTGATTGTGCTATTTGTGAACCAGAGTGCCCAGTTGATGCAATAGTAAGTGACAGAAAGCTAAAACCTGAAGATAGCCAATGGCTTCAATTTAATGAAGATATGAGCCGAGTTGGCGCTCCTGTAATCGTAAAAGTTAAAGATCCTATGCCCGGGCATGAAGATGTAAAAATGACTGGAGATGAAGCATTTGCAAAAGCCTCAAGAATACCATTTGTTGATATTTCTTGATAAGTAATTACTTAAACTAATCAGTTTAAGTTCTTGACATACACCACATAATCTAGTATAATATGCATATAATAAGGTAAGGTACAATTATGTTTGAAACAAGTATATTAACAGCCAAAGCAATAATGTTGACTATGATGGTCGGCACTGCTCCCATGGACGTAAAGAATGTAGAAGAAACATATTGCATGTCGCTTAACATTTACTACGAAGCAAGAGGCGAAGGTTGGAAAGGCAAAACAGCAGTAGCCCATGTAGTACAAAATAGGGTAGTACACGACAAATACCCTAACACCGTTTGCGGTGTTGTGTTACAAGCAAAAACATGGAATGACCGTGTGGTAAGAGACATGTGTCAATTTAGTTGGTATTGCGACGGTAGACCAGACGTTGTGCAAATACGTTACAAACAGAACCCGAGACGCGGCAAAGTTATCGAAGCCAACATGCGTGATTGGAGACGTTCAGTTGAAACTGCTCTGCAAGTTCAAGCTGGTTGGAGCAGAGATGTGTCCGGCGGAGCAACACATTATTATAATCATCATATTTCAACACCTAGTTGGAGTACGGTTTATCCTACAACAACTGTTATAGAAAATCATACATTCCTTGTTAGGAACGATTAAAACTATAGTTAAACGATAAATACTTCTTATACAATTTCCAGTAGGATGGAGGTTGAAATCACAAGGAGTAACAATGTACGAGTATAATTGCACGGTCGTAAAAATTGTTGACGGAGACACAGTAGACGTAGATATAGATTTAGGTTTTGGTGTTCAGTTAACTGATGAAAGAGTAAGAATTATGGGCATCGACACCCCAGAGTCAAGAACATCAGATGAAGTTGAAAAAGTATTCGGTAAAGCCGCAAAGGCGAGACTACAATCATTGATGGGCGAGACATGTGTTCTAAAAACACAAATTAATAAAGACGGCGAAGACATGAAAGGTAAGTTTGGTAGGATACTAGGCGACTTTGATGTATATGATGTTAAAACAGATTCGTGGAGACCTGCAACATCCATGCTAATCGAAGAAGGTCATGCTGTAGCATACTTCGGCGGTAGTAAGGAAGAGGTTCAAGCAAAGCATATGGTGAACAGAGCAAAATTAATCCGTGAAGGAATAGTTGACATGACACCTGAAGAAGCTGGCATTATAAACGAATAATAACATTTACCAAAATAACTAAGGAATTTCCTTGACATTGTCTAAATATTGCGTTATAATAATATTTAAATTTAAAAGGGATTCCTTATGTTAGTAAATATAGTAAAGAAAGGCGAGATTGTTTCACTAAGACTCAGCACTGGCGAAGAGCTAGTTGGCACTCTCAGAGATGAAGATACAAAAGAAATAACTATCGAACAGCCATTAATTGTTGGACGTAGTGAAAAAGGTTTCGGACTAATGCCGTACTTGATGACCGTAGAACAAGAGTCGTCAGTAAAAATTTCCACACGCCACATTATGTCTATTGGGGCGACAATGGAAGAAGTTGCCAAAGGATATAAAAAACAAACATCTAAAATAGTAAGTCTATAATGAATAAGAGATTTTATAGCGGAAAAACGTATAGTCATTCTACTGGACATAGTTGTGCATTTAGACAATGGAAAGCAGATAGCCATTGTAACTTAATACACGGATATGCATTACAGTTTGAATTTATCTTTGGTGGTAACGAATTAGATTCCAGTAACTGGATAGTAGACTTTGGTGGATTGAAGCCACTTAAAGAATGGTTGAAATATATGTTCGATCATACTTACTTGGTAGCAGAGAATGATCCAGAAATGGCAACTATTCAAATGTTACAAGACAAAGGTCTTATTGACATGAGAGTTGTTTCACACACTGGTTGTGAAAGATTTGCTGAAATGGCTTTTGACAAAGCAAATGAAATTGTTAAGGAATTAACAGATGGAAGATGTTGGGTACAGAAGACCACAGTAAGAGAGCATGAGCATAATAGTGCTACTGTAGAACTTAATGACCATCAAAAGGTACATTTTGTAGATATAGACGGTACATTAGTATAATTTCTATAGTCTGATTTTTCCACGTTGCGTGGGGGTTTGTACAGACTTTAAACAACAAAACCAAATTGGTGTCACCTTTTAGATCCAGATTCTCCTTGATTAAGTTCAAGTCGTAGAAAGGTAGTTTTGCTGACGTTAAATCAAAACTTAGTGTAGAAACAGGTGTGGTAATACTTGAGGGGCAAACAATCCTAGAGAGTTAAGACACACAAAAAAGGCGAAAGCCTTGTGTAGATAGCCAGTTAGTAATAGTAAGTCCTATGAACGCTGGCGCATTATTTCATCACGCTCTTCAGCAGTAATCTTTGTTAGTCCGGGATTGTCCGGGAATACACAACAAGGTTGCAAGTTATAAAAATCATCAACATAGTCACACCACTCACGTTTGAATGATTGATCAGTGCCAACTTTATGTACTATCGCAACTCTATTCTCTCTGTCATATACTAACGTAGTATAATCACCGAATGATTGAAATTTGCCTAAACGTTGCAATCTGTCTAAATAATCAGTTCCATCATGACTTATGCCAAATGCTGGAAATGTGCCAGACGTCCAATCCCTATCAATCATCCATTGCTCTTGCAGATCGTCATCGATATCGATAGGTTCGAAAGGTCCAAGTTCTGGGTATTGTTCAGCAAGCCAAAACTTTTCATTGTGCCAGGGATCGTTATCTGGATCGTGTTCTAATGTTGTTTGATTACAAATAACACCTTCACAGTATGTTTTAATTATAGTAGTACCACCGTTAGCAGTTGTATACCAAAGTTGGTCGTTTATAAAACATTTTAGTTCAGATGCTTCTGTATTGTGAGTCCAATTAAGTTCCATATAAGTATTTAGCTTTGGATAAATATATGTTATGCTATTCGGGATATTAACATTAATTACAGCCTTGGCGATTGCCGGGGTAGCCGCTTGGTTCTCTATCATAGGGCTCATGAGCATTTTCTCCGCCGCCGCAATGCCGATAGCAGTAATGGCTGGCGTACTAGAAGTAGGCAAATTACTTACAGCAAGTTGGCTGTACAGGTATTGGGACGAGACCGGCATACTATTAAAAAGTTATCTAAGTGTTGCTGTAGCAGTACTAATGTTGATAACATCAATGGGTATCTTTGGATATCTTTCAAAAGCACATTTGGATCAAGCAGGCGAAAGCGGAGATGCATTCGCTATTGTAGAACGACTAGAAAGCAAAGTTGCTAGAGAAGAAAACAAAATTACAATACTTGAAGACCGTATTGCCAGCCTACAAACAGGTGGCGGCATGGATACTACTTCAAGCATAGAACAACAAGCAACAATTAGAGACGGTGCTTGG